CTAGATTTTGATGATATATTATACCTCATTGTTTAAGAAAAATCAACTTTTTAATAAAAAAGTTTATTTAAAATAAAAAAAAGTATTGACAAGTTAAAAAAAAGGTGGTATCATATGTTTAGTTAAAATAAACTAAATTTGGAGGTGGGATATGAGAGATTACTCTTTATTAAGAGGTAGAATAAAAGAAAAGTTGAAAAATGAGTATGTTTTAGCTGAGAAACTTAATTGTTCAAAAGCTACTCTAAGTAAGAAACTTAATGATGAAGTCGATTTTACTCAATCTGAAATAGAGAATGTTTGTACAATTCTTGAAATAGATAGAATTGATATATCATCTTATTTTTTTACCTCAAAAGTTTAGTTAGAATAAACAAAACACGAAAGGATGATTATGTCAGATGAAAAAAAAAAAACCATTCTTGAATCAGCTGATGGGTTAACTGCGCAGGAATGGAAAAGTTTAAGACAGTATTTTGATTATAAATTTTCTTTAAACATGCGATTTATAAATAATGAACTGGCTTTTAAAACTGTAAAAACTTTTTTTAACCCAGACCAGGAATCCAGCCTTTAACTTCTTTTAAGAATTTATATGCCCGTTGCATTTCTGAATTATTTTTTAAATAAAGATAACCGGCAGTAGTTAATCTGGGATTGACAGCTTTAAAACCCACTGTACCAGGAATTATTATCAGACCTTTAACTAATTCGTCATCAATAATGTTGTCTATGATGATCATTAATTCTTCTTCAGTTAGTCTCAATTTTTTAAGATCTAAAGTTTCATTATAGTTGAATGAATTAGAGTAAGAGCTAGTTTCAATAGCTTTTAAAATTTGGTACATGCTTATGAAATAATCTTGCATAAAAAATCAGCTCCTTATAAAAGTGTTTTTAGGATATCCACATTATATCATAATAAATTGGAAGTAAACAAAATATTTAAAATAAAGTGAGGTGATTAAAGATATGGAAAATATATGGCGTAGATTTAAAATAATTGGTTCATCAGAAAATGAGAAAAAGTTAAACCGACTCGTAGAAGACAAAAAGCTCACAAGAGATGATTTAACTTTAATCCTGAATACTATTTCACTAAGTGAAAAAGAAACCGCTCAGCAGTTGGAGTTACTGAACGGTAAACTTGACAGGATTATCAGTCTTCTTGAGAGTCAACAGAAAATCCAATTTTACGTCTTGGCCTCTCAGGGTCTCAACGTTTTGAAGCTATCAGACAGAGATTTAACTGGGATGTGTGCTGAAGCACTTGAACAGTCGAACCATCGGAAACCAGTACACCGTCAAAAATTATGATGTCAGGATTCCAGTAACCCACATCATTGATTAAAATGGGATTGTTTGCAAATGACGAAATTACTATGCTCGCCTGCTCATCATCCCTGATATCTTTTTCAAAATCATTGATGGTATTTACAACACGCTCATACATCCAACTAGCAAGATTATATTTCTTCTTGCTCAGGATATCGGAATACGGCACATCCATAGCAGAAACACCTCCTTTCAGAATTATTATACCCTGAAAGGATAAAAATCGAAACGAAAGGACCTTGGAAATATGAAAACTCTAACCATTAAAGAATGTTCCGACCGTATCCACAAGTCTGAATCTGCTGTAAGGATTGGACTCCAGCGAGGTGGATATAAGTTCGGAACGGCAATACAGACAGTACCTCCTACCCCCTCAAGACCAAGAGGCGGATGGGACTACCACATACCCGAGGAGGCTGTGGAACACTATATGCGATACGGTAACTTTCCTGTGATAATCGTGAACGGGGAGGATGTAACAAGGCTGGTACATTCGCTGGCAAATAATATAGCAATGGATATGATTAAAAAAGGAGGAATAGAAAATGACAATGAAAACTAAAAAAACATTAGTATGGTACGGTATTTTTATTACAGCCCTGATACTGAATCAGACAAAATCGTTTGCTGATGATATTACTGTTAAAGTAGTAGTGCACACTTTATGGATAATACTGGGTGCTATTACATATATGTACTTCAAAGAAGGAGACTGGGAATGATGAAAAAAGCACTAATAGATAAAATAATAAACGATCAGCAGGAAACGATGTATCAAGTCTATTATATTCAGAGTGATGGTTCACATGACTTCTTACCTGAAATTAGATTTACAAAAAAGATGGCAAAAGAACATTTTGAAACTTTTGATAATATCGAAGACGCTATTAACATGATATTGAAATATGGATATGTATTAGCTGAATTCAATGACTGCACAGGAGAATGAAAGGATGTGATTTAAATGCCCGAAATTGAAGGGATTTATTATGAAACGGAAGAGGATTATTACATGATCCTGGATGAACTATATAAAGATGGAAAGGAGGTGATTTAAATGCAAATAAAGGAAATGTATGTGTACTGGCAGAATGCAAGCGGTGGATACCTTAAAGAAATAAGAAAAACATATAAGGGTGATATGCTGATATTACCTGTGAAGTGTATGGGAGCCACAACATACGATTATAAACATCTTGCAGTAGCGGATAAGGAAATCACGCCAAATGAAGTTTATTTTGATGGGGTTGAGAAAGGACTTGACTGTTCGTGCTGCGGAGACAGATGGAGCAGATTTGATGAATGGGACACGCCAGAAAAGATTTATGTATACGAAAATACAGAAGATTTTGAAAAATCCAAACCCGAAAGATTTGACTACTATGTAATTCTTTCAGAACTAAAAAAAGCCGATACTGGCAATATCGGCTGATTACAAAAACATATTCACTGAAAGTATAGCATCAACGAAAGGAAAAATCAATATGGAATTAAAAATAATGAAAAAGGAACTCCTAGGTGCAGTCGAAGTGGCCGAGAATTTCATAAGCACCGAAAGGGCTTGCATGGAACATCTTAAGCTTGTCCATATCAGGACAGACGGAAACGACAGAATTGAAATCTCCACTTCCGACTCCGTGACATGTGCGAAAGTCAGAATTAACGGGCGTGTGGAGGAAGAAGGAAAGGTGGCCATACCTTGTAAGATGTTCAAGACCGCAATAAAACAGGCTCCTGATACTGAGATATCAATTAAAGATTGTGATTACAAAATAAAAATTATAGCAAAAAATTACACTTCGGAAATCCCTTTACATGGTTTCAATCCGGGATTTAAAGAGGACACCGCGGAAGCATTAAATTTTAAAATTAAAAGAATGGAACTTAAAGAAGCTTTGGAGAAAGTGGAGTTCTCGGCATCATGCGACCCCGAGAACTTCGCGGTAAACTGTGTGAGATTAGAAACGGAAGATAATAAACTGACAGCTGTAGGAACAGATACTTACAGACTTGCATTGTGTGAAACGGAAATAATGGAACCGAAAGCACATAAGATATGTGCAAGTATTCCTTTAAAAGCAGTAAAAGGCCTAATAAAAGCTCTGAAGTCAAAAATACAAGGTTTGGAAAATACTGTACAGGTAATGTCTAACAGTAAAGAGATTGTTTTCAAACTCGGGAGTGTTGAAATTAGGGCTAATCATGTCAATTATTCATTCCCCGACTACAAGGCGATAGTAAAAGGTCTAAAAAACAATAAAAAAGTAATGCTTAATACTAAAATTTTCCTTGCAACACTTAAGAAAGCTATTCTCGTTGCGAAGAATAATAAGGCCGCAAAAAACGGAGGTGTATTTGAGTTCAGTGATTTTAGTGAAGGCAGTCTGACAGTAAAAGCATCAAACGAGTTTAGCAAATTTAGGGAGAAAATATACACAATACATACCGGAGAAGACTTAAAAATCTCACTGAACTTAAAATTTTTGGCGGACTATTTAAGCAAATCTAAGAACAGCCTGACCGTCATGGAAATGTCAAATAATAAGAACACAGTGCTTGTAAGAGGCGAAACCGACAGTAAATGGGTTTACTTAATAATGCCACTTGCATTAAGAGAATAGGAGGACAGATGGAAAAGCTCAGATTACCAAAGAAACCGGTAATAAAAAATGAAAAAGACTACGGAATACCTATAAGAATAAGGTCAAGTACACATAACCTGCTTGATATCGTGTCAATCGAAACAGGATGGAGCAAGGTGGATGTGATAACCAAAATGGTGGAGTTCGCATTTGACAACATCGAATGGGTACCGGCTGATGAATATAACAAAAATAACGGAGGGAACGAATAATGGAAATAAAGGTTTTATTTGAAATTGAAGAAGGAAGTAAAAAAGTAATAGAAAACTTTTCTAAAGCTTTAATAGGATTAGGTAGTACTGTACCTGTACAGAGTATTGTAACTTCAGTAGCTGAAAAAGTTAAAAACCCTGAAAAGGCTGAAACAAAAACAGGGGACTGGCAGACAAATGACGTAAAAGCCGAACCTGTGAAAAAGGAAGAAATACCTGCCAAAAAAGAAGAAACTCCGAAGGAGGAAGAACCTAAAAAAGCAGAAGCTCCTGCAAAGGAAGAAACACAGGGGTGGAGCTATGACCAGCTTAAGGCGGGATGTCATGAGGCTTCAACAATGAACCTGGGTTCAAAGGTTGCGGAACTGATAAAAGGGAAATATAACCTGTCAAAACTGACTGAACTTGACCCTAAACTATATGACGCATTTGCAAATGATCTGCGGGAACTAGGGGTGAGAATATGATGAACCACAAGGAAAGGGATCATGCCCTGCTTTCGGCAAGCGGGGCGTCAAGATGGATGAACTGCAATCCAAGTGCAAGGCTTGAGGAACTGTTCCCTGAAACAACTTCAGAATATGCCGAGGAGGGAACACTGGCACACGAAATTTCGGAACTCAAGCTGACAAAATACACGAGTCCGATGGGTGCACGGACTTACAACAGCAGACTTAAAAAGCTTAAGGCAAACAAACTATATAAACCTGAGATGGATGCCTACACTGATGCCTATCTCGAGCATATAAAGGAGCTTATGATGTCATTTGATAAACCCGCAGTGGCATCAGTCGAGAAGAAAGTGGATTTCAGTGCATATGTACCTGAAGGATTCGGAACATGTGACTTCGTTACTGTATATGATAAAACTCTGTATGTGAGGGATCTGAAATATGGAAAAGGTGTGCCCGTGTTCGCGGAAAATAACCCACAGCTCATGCTCTACTCATTAGGTGCATATCTCGAGTATTCTCTGTTTGATGATATAGAAACAGTCAATATGGGAATTGTACAGCCAAGACTGGACAGCATCTCGGTGTGGGAAATATCGGCAGAGGAACTTGTGGGATGGGCGGAAAAAGAAGTCAGACCTAACGCCGAAAGGGCATTTAATGCCGAAGGGGATTTTGTTCCGGGACAATGTACATTCTGCAGGGCAAAGGCGGTATGTAGGGCAAGGGCGGAAATGAACATGGAACTTGAAACTGATATGAAGCTTAAAGGTAACATTTTAAGTAATGCCGAAATGGGTGAAATACTTAAAAGGGCACAGGATATCGTGAAATGGGTCAAGGACATTGAGAACTACTGCCAGCAGGCAATCCTGAAAGGTGAATCGGTTCCGGGATGGAAGCTTGTTGAAGGAAGGTCGGTGAGAACATTCTCGGATACTGAAAAAGCATTTGAGATACTGAAGGACAAAGGGATAGCCGAAGAGCTGATGTACGAACGTAAGATGCTTACATTAAGCCAGCTTGAAGGAACAATAGGGATGAAAGATTTTAATGATTACGTGGGCGAACTGATAATAAAGCCTAAAGGTAAGCCTACACTTGTGCTGGAGTCGGATAAAAGGGCTCCATATGTGAATGATGTTATTAATGCAGAAGATGAATTTGAAAAAATAATAGATTAAGAGAGGATGATAATATATGGAAAAAAATCAGAACACTAGAATAAACGTAAGAGGAAGACTAAGCTTTGTACACTTATTTAAACCGCATGCAGCAACTCCAGGGGCGGAAGAAAAATACAGCACGACTATACTTGTTCCGAAATCGGATACGGCCGCAAAACAGAAAATTGATGCGGCAATTGCAGAGGCTACAAGAATAGGAATATCCGAAAAATGGAACGGAGTAAAACCTCCGCACGTACCAAACCCTATATGGGACGGAGACGGAGTAAAACAGAACGGGGAACCTTTCGGACCTGAGTGCAAAGGTCACTGGGTATTTACAGCATCTGCAAAAACGGATTATCCGCCTCAGGTAGTGGACAAGTATGTGAATCCTATAATGGACCAGTCGGAAATTTACAGCGGAATCTATGCAAATGTCACAGTCAACTTTTTCCCTTACATGTTCACGGGGAAAAAAGGAATAGGTGCAGGACTGGGGAACGTACAGAAAGTGTCAGACGGAGAACCGCTTGCAGGAGGAAGAACGGCTCAGCAGGACTTCGCTCCGGTTGAGGATGAAGAACTATATTAATTAAAAAGGAAGGATAACGAATGAATGTACTGAACATAGATATTGAAACTTACAGCAGTGAGGATATTTCAAAGACAGGACTGTATAAGTATGCACAGAGTACGGATTTTGAAATCCTTCTTTTTGCCTATTCGCTCAACGGGTCGCCCGTTGAAGTGATAGACCTTGCACAAGGTGAGGCAGTGCCGGAAGAAGTTGTTAAAATGCTCAATGACGGGGAAACTGAGCTAAGGGCATATAATGCGGCTTTCGAATGGTACTGCCTTAACCAGGCAGGGTACAGGACCAATCTCGAACAGTGGAGATGTACCATGATACATGCATATTATGCGGGTTATCCGGGAGGACTGGACAAGGTCGGAAAGGCAATGGGATTTGAAAATGATAAGAAAAAATCCGCAACAGGTAAGGCCCTTATAAGGCTTTTTTCCGTTCCATGCAAACCGACAAAAAGGAACGGCGGAAGAACAAGGAACCTACCATACCACGAGCCTGAAAAATGGGAACTTTACAGGGAATACAACAGGCAGGACGTAGTGGCAGAAATGTCGATAAAGGAAAAACTTGAAGGGATAAAACTTCCAAAATTTGAGTGGAAGCTGTGGCATACTGATGTCAGAATGAACGCTGAAGGGATAAAAGTGGACAGTGAGCTTGTTGAAAGTGCCCTGTTTGTAAGTGACACCTGGAACGGATATCTGCTGAATGAGGCAAAGGAACTGACGGGACTTGAAAATCCGAACAGTACAGTGCAGTTACTGAAATGGTTAAAAGATAAAGGCGTAAATGCCGAAAATCTTCAGAAGGAGACAGTTAAAAATCTTATTCAGGAAACTGAAGGGGATGTGAAAAGAGTGCTTGAAATAAGGCAGGAACTGAGTAAGACAAGCACGAAAAAATACGTGGCCATGAAGGATGCCCTCTGTGAAGATGGCCGTGTGAGAGGACTTCTGCAGTTCTACGGAGCGAACAGGACAGGAAGGTGGGCTGGAAGGCTTGTACAGGTACAGAACCTGCCTAGAAACTATCTGTCAGATCTTGATGATGCAAGGAACATGGTGAAAAGAAGAGACCTGCTGACTTTAGACATTCTATATGACAATATACCTGATACTTTAAGCCAGCTGATACGTACGGCATTTATTCCGGAAGAAGGTAAAAAATTTGTAATCGCCGACTTTTCGGCAATAGAAGCAAGAGTGATTGCATGGCTTGCAGGAGAACAGTGGAGGCTTGACGTGTTCAGAACTCACGGAAAAATATATGAGGCATCGGCATCACAGATGTTCGGGGTGGATATATCCACAATAGCAAAAGGCAAGGAGAACTATCACTTAAGGCAGAAAGGAAAGGTTGCGGAACTCGCACTCGGCTATCAGGGGTCAAGTGGGGCCTTAATTGCCATGGGTGCGATTAATATGGGGCTGACCGAAGAGGAACTCCCTGAAATCGTCAGAATGTGGAGGAATTCAAACAAAAGAATAGTTGACCTGTGGTATGCTGTAGGGAATGCGGCCGCAGAAGTGGTGCTAAACGGAACAAGACAGGTGGTAAACGGTATACTTTTTTCAAGGGAAGGTGATCTTGCAAAAGGACTTGACTTCCTGACAGTGACCTTACCGAGTGGTCGTAAGCTCCATTATGTCAGTCCTGGAACAAGGGAGAACAGCTGGGGAGCGACAGTAATTACCTACAAGGCACCGAACCAGGTTTCAGGCAAATG